GTCCGACAACTTCCGCAAGCAGATCCTTCAGTACGAGGGCACCAAATTAGGGCGGCAGGAGATCTACGCCGAGATCATTGACCCCGAGGAGGGCGGCATCGTTAAGCGTGACCACTTCAAGCTCTGGCCTGCGGGTAAACCCTTCCCCAAGTTTGAGTACATCCTCCAGAGCTACGATGTGGCGACCAGCGAGAAGACCCAGAACGACCCGACCGCCTGTATCACCTTTGGGGTGTTTAAGCCATTGGATGGCCCGATGTCCGCTATGGTGATCGACTGCTGGCAGGACAGGCTTCAGTACCCTGACCTGCGCCCCAAGGTGCTGGACGAGTACGAGATCGTCTACGGAGAGGGCAAGGACAAGAAGCGGGTTGATCTGCTGCTGATTGAGGACAAGAGCGCTGGCATCAGTCTTATACAAGACTTGCAGCGTGCCCACCTGCCTGTACGGGCGTACAACCCCGGCAGGGCGGACAAGGTGCAGCGGTTAAACATCGTGTCAAACATCATCGCCCGTGGACGGGTGTGGATCCCTGAGTCAGACAAGCGTAAGGGGTTCGTCAAGGACTGGGCCGAGGTGTTCGTCAGCCAGATCTGTGCCTTCCCTGAGACAACCCATGATGATCTGGTGGATGCCTGTACCCAAGCCCTGCGATACCTTAGGGATGCTGGATGGCTGGACATCGACCCGCCGCCGCAGGAAGATTGGGACGAGGAAGACTTTGCGGATACTGGTAGACAACGTAGGGTTAACCCCTATGCGGAGTAATCAAACTGTGGTACACTTTGTTTGTTGCCGTAGGAAGCGACAGTTGAAGCCGTTTACTCATGCCTCTTCTCCAGTTAATGGGGTTCCTACAGGGGGCAGTAGTAAGCGGCTTTTCTATTTCTACCTCAACCGTCAGGGCGCGTTAGCTGATGGTCTGTATGGACTGAACCCAAGAAACACCGTACCACGATTCACCCCGTGTGTGCGTCCAGCCTGTCTGCTAGGGACTGGATAAGGTGCGGGCACATGGTGAGACAAGGCTTACACCGAATGAATAGCAGCCGTCATGGAACGCTAGGCTGGTGCAATATGCGCCCGCTGGGCGAGGGCAGAAAGCCTCGGCTTATCACCCTTGGGGAAGTTATGGCTGAAATTTGCTTCCATTACAGGGGTCGTATGCGATATGATCCGCACCACGTTCATTGAAGGCTGACCTATGTTCCAGCAAAAATTACGGGTTTGGACACCAGAGATCCAGCAGGCTCACAATGAGAGCAAAGCGGGCGTTGCCCATTTTGGTGCTGGAGGCTTGCTTAAGGCAGCAGCCAAGGCAGCGAACGTAGCCCGTGAGGTACTCCCAGCAGCAGAGCGGGAGGCCAATCTTGCCAAGATGCTGGAAGGCAGTGCAAGCAAGAATCGCCTGTATCACGGCACAAAAGCGCATGATGACTACGCTGAGCAAGCAGGGCAAGCGTTCAATCAATTCACTGGAAAGCCTACTTGGCTGGCAGAAGAGCCATACACGGCATCTGGCTATTCTGGTGGCACTGGTTCAATGTACCCAGTTCATGCCCAGATTAAAAAGCCATTGGTATTTAACTTTGACGCAAACGACGAGGCCAAAAAGGCGTTCCCAATCGCAAAGCGGTTTGGTGTCGATGTTGATCACTTGGTCAGTATGCGCAAGCCTTACAGTGCGTGGGAAGTCATCAATGACCCAGCATTCGTTGAAGCTGTAGAGGCGGCAGGCCATGATGGATATGTGATCAATGAAGACGGATACAAAACTTTCGGCGTATTTGACCCAAGCAAGATCAAGTCCGCCACAGGCAACCGTGGCACTTATGACCCGACTAAGCCTGATCTAAACGAAGCCCACGGAGGAGCAATCCACATGGCCCGTGGTGGCGACCCCGGCGGCGCTGGCAAGCGTGGCAAGCAAGTCCAAGAGATGAAGCAACGGGAGATCAATCCCATCGCTGGCGCAGTTAAACGTGGCGCTGATTACGCATCCAACCTGCTCGACCAAGGCCCGTCCGTTCGTGATGTAACCAGCAACCTCGTCGGTGCCATCCCCTTCGTTGGCCCTGATTTGCGCAAGGCAATGGAAGGATCGACCACAGCCGTGCCCATTGGCCTGAACATGGCCTCCAATATGCCAGAGGAGGGATTCAAGTACGGCGAGCCTGCTAAGTACAAGAAGGCTGGCATCGAGACGTACAAGATGCCGACCACGGATCTGCTGGACGCAATGAAGGTATCCGACCTCGTGGGAACGTCTGGCCTTAGCCGTGCTGCTGAGAGCGCTGGCTACGGCGAAGTGCCTGATCTGATGGATGTGCTGGACGCTGCTCAGGTAGGCGGCGGACTGTACGGCGCAGCCAAGCTAGGTGCCAAGGGTGCCAAGATGGCTGGCAAGGGAGCGCTGAAGGTTCTTGAGCAGGCTGGCACTGGCCCACGTTCTGGCTCGATGGCAGCACAGCGTGGCGTGATCAAAATGCCCGGCGGCAACTTCCTGACTGGAAGCGTAGAGCAGGCATTGAAGCCGCTGCGCAAGACTGGCGCGGAAGAGCGTGCTTACATGGACTTTGTGCGTCAGCAGCGCGAGGCGGGCGACGATTACGGAAACTGGGTGACCGACAAAGTAATGAAAGACCCGTCATTCCAAAAAATCAGCGGCATTAAAGCGGCAAACCAATACTTGGCCGAGAAAGGCATGAAGCCTTTGGAGATTGAGCCACAAGAGGCCGCACTGAACAATTGGGTTGACCGCAACCTGACCAACTACGTCAAGAAGCAAATGGCCACTGAGGCCGACCCTGTGCGCAAGCTGGCAGAGCAAGGGATTGTTCATATGCCAATCAATGAAGTTGACACTAATCGTAACCATGCTCTAGGAATTAGAAAAATGCATGGTAGCAAACAAATTGGACAATCGGAGGCGGCGAAATCATGGGAAGACGTATCTGATATTTCTATTTATCCCGGAACTGTTCAAGAGATAAAAAGAGTAAAAGAATTTGGTGGGCCGGGTGCAGATAAATATGAACCTTGGATGGAAAAAGCCGACCCAAACACCGTAGTTAGTAGAACAACAAGAAATTTTAATACGCAAGATCTTGGCTTTGACCACATCGTTGATGTCCTCAAGCAAGACGTAGCTGAAGGCCGCATTCGTCCTGAGCAATTGAACAAGGTCAGCATGGAGCAGGCAGTACGCCGCACCTACGAGTACGACCAAGAGATGGCAAAGAAGATGCGTGAGACGCAGGCCAAGGTCACCGAGGGTATGCCTGTCCACAAGGAGTATCCAGAGGGATACAAGTGGATTGAGTTAACTGCGCCAAAAGATTTGCCTAGTGGTTACAAGGTTGCGCAAAATGAAGTAAACCAAAGTTATCAAGTGCTTGACAAAAATGGACAACCTTTGTCTCGCATGGAGTTTGATACGCCAGATGAAGCAGTATCATTTTTTAACAGTAATAACGACAATCGCCTTGAGGACGCTCTCAAGTACGAAGGCGACACAATGGGTCATTGCGTTGGTGAGTATTGCCCTGACGTTGCAGCAGGACGCAGCCGCATCTACAGCTTGCGTGATGCCAAGGGTGAGCCTCATGTGACGGTGGAGACAAAACCAGTACCACATCCAGTTTCTACATCAAGGCGTGGAGATAATTTTCCAGATTTAACTGGATTTGAATATGGAAACAAGTACAGCATTCCAAGCCCATACAAGCCAACCAAAGATCAGCTTGAACAAATCCACACTAGGGCATATGATTTGTGGAGCACCAAGGGTACAGGTAGGGCAAGGGATGTTGACGATTTTTATCAACAAGCCGCCAATGAAATACTTGGGCCAATGCCTGAAGAAATTAAACAAATCAAAGGCAAAGGCAATCGCGCACCCAAAGAAGAGTATTTGCCTTTTGTACAAGATTTTGTGAAGGGCGGAAATTGGCGTGACGTTAATGAGTTACGCAACGCTGGGCTGCGCCCTACCTCAGATGCGTTTAATCAAAATGAAATCAAAAAAATTGAAGAAGCTGGAATACAGATTCCTAAATACGCAACCCAAGAAGAAATAAAAGATATTGGAAACAAAGTCTGGCCCAACCAATGGGGCGACACAAACTACGCTTCTGGCGGCGAAGTGCATATGTCAACTGCTGGTTGGGTAAATGACGCAATGAAAGCTGCCAAGACTGCGAAGGCTGTGGCTGAAGCCAAGAGTGCTTTGCCTGCGCCTGCGGTCATCCCTAATTTGCTGAAGAAGAGCACGGCATCGGAGATAGGACGCGAAGAGCGTGCCCGCCGCCAAGCAGCAGGAGCGGCAGAGCAAGCGCGACAAGAGCTTGCCAAGCAAACGCCTGTGCCAGTTGGTTATGTAACCCACACAGAGAAGTCGCCCAATCCTCACGTTGGATATCGCTATGAGGCAGACCAGCCTGTAGGCATTGTTCCCAGCCCGACGATTGATGTCGGAGACTTGGAGCGTGCCCACAAAGGCGCAAGTATGTTGGCCTTGCCGTGGGACGCTACCAATCGGAATGTTCGCGTCAGTGCTGTATCTGGTGAAGATCTGGCGCATCCTATTTGGTCGCATGGCGGCATTCCATACTCTAGCGATGAACAACATTTGCTCGAGAACATTGGCGGAGCATCAGGCCGTTTAATTGCCAATCGTATTGTGGGTCGTGAAGAAAATGCCCGCAAAGAAAATAAACTGTTGGGTGGAACGGGTGAGATCCTTCATGCCGTTAACACAATGGGAAAAGGCGGAGAAAACTATGCTTTGCCTTCATCTGAGTTTGCATTTGATGTAATCAACAGGCGTGTAAACAATGGCGATTTAACTTTAAAAGAAGCTGACGACTTGTCCAATGAGATTCGCAATTACGTTGATCCTGACACAAAGAAACAGCCATTCAAAAATTGGGCTGGCTTTATAAGCAGGGATGGCGCAATGCAAATGTATACAGGAGAAGGATTAAATGGCCCAGCAGGTGACCTGCGTAAATTAATAGCAGACAAGATCATCTACAAAAAGAAAAAGCAAGAGCTTCTTAATTTCAACGCAGAAGATTTTGTTAACTCAATTACTCACGATCCTTTAAAGGGCGTTGGTCGCGGATACATTGGTTCTAACCTCTTGTCCAATGTAGAAACCAGCCCCATGAAGCTATCCAAAACGGCTGACTTCCCTTGGCTCAATCCCTATGACACCAACTTCTCTGCAACCCACCTTGGTCAGCTAGAGGACTTGGTGCCAATACAAGCGGTGATGAGCCGCAGAATCAATCCAATTGAGCAAGAGTTTCTTGCTAAACAAGCTGCTAAGGTAAATGGCAAACCTTACACTCCCGAGTCATTACAAGGTTCGGCAATCAGCGCATTGGAAAAACGCAAAGACAATGTTGCACAGTTTATGGATGACCAATTCTTTCAAGACCTGAGCGACTACATGGAAGCGTTGAAGACACCGCTCGAGAAGAAAAAGGGCGGCTTGGCCCGAGCAAAGAAACCAAAGAAAGTAGCACGACATGGCAACACAGTTTCCAATTGAACCTGAGTACGGACGCAACGAGCCTCCTGACGCTGGCGCTGAACCTCAAGAGGAGCAGGGCACCGAGGTAGAGATGCCTGCGCTGGATGACAGCAACCTCGAGGAGCTTCCTGATGGCTCAGTAGTCGTCCACATGGACAACAAAGGGCCGATGGAGGACGCTGACTTCTACGAGAACCTTGCTGACACTGACACCCTCAGCTCTTACGACATTGACCATTTGGCGATGGAGTACATCGAACTGGTTGAGAAGGACAAGCAAGCCCGCAAGCAACGCGACAAGCAGTACGAAGAAGGTATCAAGCGCACTGGTATGGGCAACGATGCCCCCGGCGGCGCTAACTTCAACGGCGCATCCAAGGTTGTCCACCCTGTGATGGCTGAAGCCTGTATCGACTTTGCCTCTCGTGCCATCAAAGAGATGTTCCCGCCTGATGGCCCCACCCGAACAAAGATCTTGGGTGACGTTGATGACGACAAAGTTGACGTTGCCGAGCGTAAACGTGACTACATGAACTGGCAGTTGACCGAACAGATCGAGGAATTCCGAGACGAGCAGGAGCAAATGCTGACACAACTGCCTTTGGGTGGCTCTCAGTACATCAAACTCTGGTACGACGAGAAGAAAAAGCGCCCCTGCGCCCAGTTTTTGCCCATTGACAACGTACTTTTGCCCTATTCGGCAAGCAATTTCTACACTTCGCAGCGGGTAACCGAGGTGGACGACATCTCCACCTACGAATTTAAGCGCCGTATTGCCGCTGGGATGTACCGTGACACGGATTGGATTCGTGCCCCGATGAATCCTGAGATGACATCTTCGCAGAAAGCCACGAACAAGATCGAAGGCAAGTCGGAGGACGACAACGAGGACGGAATGCGCCGTGTGTATCACATCTACACATGGCTGGAACTGGAGGACGATCCCTACACCAAGGGAGAATCAGCGCCTTACATCCTGATGGTGGACGAAACACAGAGCGAAGTCATCGGTTTGTACCGCAATTGGGAAGAAGGCGATGAGACCCAGACCAAATTGGACTGGATTGTCGAGTTCAAGTTCATTCCGTGGCGTGGTGCCTACGCTGTTGGCCTGCCGCAACTGATTGGCGGACTGTCTGCTGCCCTGACTGGCGCTTTGCGTGCCCTGTTGGACTCGGCGCACATCAACAACGCCGCCACGATGATCAAGCTCAAGGGCGGCAAGATCTCTGGACAGTCCCAAGAGGTCGAGGTCACGCAGGTTGTGGAGATTGAGGGCGCTCCCGGCGTGGACGACATCCGCAAGATTGCCATGCCCATGCCGTTTAATCCGCCCAGCCCCGTGCTGTTCGAGCTTCTTGGCTGGCTGACCAACGCTGCCAAAGGCGTAGTGACCACGGCAGAGGAAAAGATTGCCGATGTGAACTCCAACACCCCAGTTGGCACCACTCAGGCGCTGATTGAGCAGGGCGCAGCGGTGTTTTCCGCTATCCATGCCCGTTTGCACGAGTCTCAGGGCCGTGTTCTCAAGATCCTCAGCCGTATCAACCGCTGGTATCTGGATGAGATGCGCCGTGGCGAGATTGTGGAGGATCTGGACATCAAGCGGGAGGACTTTGCCCGTGTTACGGACGTAATTCCCGTCTCTGACCCGCATATTTTCTCCGAAACCCAGCGCATGGCCCAGATTCAGGCCGTGATGGCGGTGATGAAGGACAACCCTGACTTGTTTAACAGGAAAGTAGTCATTGAACG